GAAACAAGACAACAACTAGAACGAGATTATTTGCCACATGAACGTGAAGCACGTATTGCTGGTAAACCAGTTATGGGTAAAGGTGCTGTATTTCAAATTAGAGATTGGCCAATATATAGAACTGGTGATTATGACTTTGGGTCAATGCCTACTATTAAACGTGTTATTGCACTTGACTTAGGACTAGTAAATGACCAAACTGTAATTAGTTTAATGTATTGGGAGCCATATGAAAAGATGGCATTCTTGCATAAACAAATTATAGTCCAAGGAATAGAAGAAGCAGTTCCTACGCAATACATCAATCACTTGTTAAGACCAGAAGTATTTGGTACTCCTATTGTACTACCAGCTGATGCTAGTCAACAAGGACGTTATACAATGAGTGCTAATAGCATACGTGAGTTATTTGAAAGTTACGAATTAAATGTTTATGAAAAAGCAATTATGAATCCGCCAGATCAAAATGGTAAAGTAACCAATCACAAAAGCTATGGTATCAACCAAATGAGACAAATGTTAGAAGTAGGTAGTTTAGTAATAAATGAAAACTGCGTAGACTTTTTAAGTGATGCACAAAACTATTATGTTGATACACAAGGACGTTTTAGTGATCCAGATGATACTATTGACAGTTGCAGATATGCACTACTTGCTTGTTTACAAGGTATTGCCGAAGATTGGGATTATAGAACACCTCAAGAACGTATGGCTATGCAAAGAGATCTATATTATCAACGCAAAGAAATTAGAAATAACAATCCATTAAAGAACACATATGATCCAGCACAATAAGCATATCGGATTTATATGCATAAATAAGTTAACAGTAAAGGAAACCATAAACAAATGTTGGATATAAAAAATATACCTATTTCAGATATCAACACCAACAAACGCAGGTTACGTAAGTTTGTTGAGATGAAGGGCAACTTGGATGTTAAAATGAACTCCTACTTGCGATATCTTGCTACAAAAAATGCAATTAACAGAGCTAGTGACTATCACTATCTTAACCTAGCAGTTACAAACAGTACTGCACCAGTAAATGGAATTGATTATATCCATCCTAGCGTAAAGCCAGTAGTTGATTATGCAACTGCTGTTATTGCAAAAGGATTAATGCCTAACGGAGAGATTAACTTTGATTTTATAGCTGACACAACTGACACAGAAGCCGCATCACGCCAAGCAACTAGAATGGTTAATACAGTTGTTAACCAAATGAATGATCCTCACTTTATTTTAGAGAGATGGGTTATGGATGCATGTATGCATAAAAACGGCATGATGATGATCAAACCTGTACGTGAACAAGTAACACGTTATGTTGACACAGAAGGCACTATGGAACAACTACGTGCATTTGAAGCACAAGCACAAGATTCAGGACTAACTGCTGTACGTCAAAGCAGACGTAAAGACACAGTTGATTTAGAAAAAGTAATGGCAGAAGTACAAATGCTAATGCCTGAAGTAGACGCAGAATATACAGATAACATTACAACAGAATATATTAATTCAGTTGATGTTGAGGAAGAAGACGATACATTAGATACTGTTGCCATGTATAGTAATATGGCTGAGAAAGTGCAAAATACAGAAGCACCTGAATTACTGCAAGGTCAAGAAGATATCTTACAAGAAGCAGTTAAACGTAACACAATTTACAAAGCAAAATACAAACTAACTGGTTATACTATTAACATTAAGTTTCATCCAATTGAACAGCATTACTGGGTATGTGATCCAACTGTACCTGAAATACGTGATCAACCTTTCTGTGGTTTTTATGATCCAATGACTGTTGCTGAAGCATATGAATTATATCCAGATATGGACTTAGATGAATTTGAAAAACATGCAGACTATAACTCTAACGGAGCATACCAAGCAGGTAGTGTATTAAACAACTTAGCAATACATGCAAGAGATAGTGTTCCTGTACAAGGCATTCCAGTTGATTCAGCCGCTGACAGTGATCCAGCAGGTAGAATGGTTAGTATTGTTACAGTATGGAATCGTTGTGATATTGATGGTGACGGCGAACTTGAATTAGTTGAAATTGTTTATTCAGGTACGTATATTATTAGTGCAAAGGAAGTTGAATTTATTCCTGTTGCTAATATGTGTCCAAAGCCACTACCAGGAAACTTTTATGGTTACTCAGTAGCTGAAAGTGTTATTCCAATGCAGGAATACTTAACAAGTGCTATGAGAGCTGAAATACAATTAGGACTACTAACTGCTACTCCACGTGTTGGTGTTAAACCAGACCGTGTTGATTTTGAGATGATGCAAGATGGCGAAGCGGCTATTTTTATCTTAGACAGTAAGTTTGATCCAAGCAAAGACATTTATCAAATGCCACCTCCTTCAGGAAACTTACAGTTCCTTGAAGTTGCAATGAATCGTATCCAACAAGATACAATGGCAATGGTTGGTATGACTACACCACAAGACGTGTTTAATCCAGAAGTAATGGCAGCCGGTAACTCGGGTGTTAAGTTACAACTTGCATTAAGTCCAAACCAAATTGTGCAAGACAATACTGTACGTAATGCGGCAGAAGGTCTAAAAGAAGCTCTTTGGTTAGTGTGGCGTACACTAATACAGTATGGTGATGATTATGGTGTTAAGAAACTAGCATCTGAAAGCCATCCAGACAAACTACCTGTATTCTTAGATTATGCGGCATTTGATGATATGAACTTTACAGATCGTAAGCAAATGCAATTAGAACTAGCAGTTGGTATGATGAGTGAAGAAAACGCAATTAACAGACAACAAATTATACGTAAAACACAAAGTGAACTTTATACAACAGTACAAGGAATGGCACAACAAGGTACATTAACACCTGATTTATATACTAAAATTAAAAAGCCTTTCGAAGACACATTGTATGTGTTAGGTGTAAAGGACTGTGATGCGTATCTACCAACAGATGAAGAAGTAGGACAAATGATTGAAATGGGTAAAGCGGCCGCTGAAAATGCAACACTTGATCCACTAGATAAAGAAAGAATGTCCAAAGTTAATCTCAACACAGCTAAAGCTGTCAAAGAGAAAGTTGAAGCCGAAGCTATTATGGCAGAACTTAATGGAACAGATGCAGAAACACAATTAGATTACTTGTCTGTTGCTACTAAGGGACTTGGCAAAGTTTATAGTTAAAACATAGAAAAGGAAATGAAATGATAAGTGACGAAGCAGTTGAAGCCTATAATAATAGGCTGACTATAGATACATCTAATTTTAGTAAGTTAACAACATCACAAAAAGATACACTAAAAGCATATGGTGACATGGCAGAGAATCTTTGCACAAACAGAGATTTAGCCATGTTCGTCCATCACTTTAAGTTTGAAATTACAGATCAAATTATTGGGATTACTGCACACACTCCAGAAGCAAATGCTGAAAGAGTGGCGCTTTCCAATGAACTGCGTGGTATTGACAATTTTATCAACAGTTTAAAAATAGCAGTATACAGAAAAAATCGACTAAACAAAGACCAGTCATAGATTACTGGCATAAATAAAACTAGGTAACCAATAGGCCCTAAGAAAAGGAAATAATATGAACGAGATCAGCCCTAACGCCACTACAGAAGGCGCGGTCACTGACCAAAACGCAGTTCCAAGTTTAGACTCAATAGCAAATAAGATGGCCGCAATGCGTGAAAACACAGAGCGTAATCAACTGAATGCTACTGAACCAACTGCAACAGGAAAAGATGTAGAGGCTAACGAAGCATCTGAGCCTGAGGTACTTACTTTCGAGGAAGAAGCACCTGAAGTTGAAGAACCCCAAAACGATATTGAGGAAGGCACTCAAGAAGCAGAGGCCCAGGAAGAAGTAGAATTAGATACTACAGAAGAACCTGTAAGCCCTGAAGAAACTGAGTCTACAGCAGACGAATTAATTGATTTTATTGAATTCGCAGAAACTAATCCGAACGCCAAGTTCAAGTTTATGCGTAATGGTAAAGAAGTTATTATCGACTCTAAGAAAGCCGCATCTATATTAGGCCAAGGTTCTGCAATACACGAAGAAGCAAGACAATTAAAAATTGACCGAGCTAGTTTCGACGAAAGTATGAAAGAGGCTCGTGCAAAGCAAGAAGGCTTAAATTTAGCAATGGAGTTTACAGTCCAGCCAAAGTTGCAAAAAGCATATGATGAGATCTTAAAGACTCAAAAATATCAAACTGTTTTTAATCAGCAACTACAGCAGGCAACTGATCCATCCGAACAAGCCAGGATACAAGCTAGTATGCAACAGAATGAACAATATATTGCAACGGTACAACAAGAGATTTCTCAGTTACAACCAGCAGTTAATCAGTTCAGACAAATACGTGCTCAGCAAGTAAAACAGCATTTGGACTATGCTCGTAAAGGCTTTACAGATAAAGAGTTGAAAAACGAATATGTGTATAACGAATTACGTGACAAAGTTGCAAAGTCATGGAAACATGCTAGTGCTGAAACCATACCTGGTGTGGCTAATATTGATTTGATATCAAGCGACGAAGAGATTTTATCTCTAGTGCGAGATGGATTACGATACAGAGACAAGCCAAAGAAAACTCGCTCTGCAGGTTCAAGTATGGCACAACTTACTAACCGTAAAGGCGCAAGTCAAAGCCAAAGGAACCAAAATCAAGGAATTGACAAACTTCGTGAACAAGCCAATAGCGGTGATAAAAAAGCCGCGGACAACCTCTTAATGGCTCAGTTGAATAGAATTCGACAGTCGAGAGGCGGTAGATAAAATAAACATAATAATAGGAGATTAATATTATGGCTTTCATTACAACTGCCAACATTGGTAACGGAACAACTGCGTACGAAACTGACATCGTTGTTAAAGATCTCGATCTTGACGTTTCCAATAGGGTAAAAGACGATACACCTGTTCTTAACATGTGTATGGCAAAGAAGCGTAAAGTAAATTCAACTCTTCCACTATGGACAGACGACATTTACAGAGCGCCAGCAGTACAGGCTCAAGTAGAAGCCGCCGCTGTTTCAGCCGCTAACGCTGAAGTAAACCAAAGATTTAACTTAGGTAACTACACCCAGATTTTCCAAACTACTATTGCTTCCTCAGGAACAGCAAGAGCAGTTGAGCAGTCAGGTGGAGATCCGCAAGCATATCAAGAAGTCAAACAGCTTATCGAAATGATGTTTGATGTTGAGATGCAATTAGTTAGAGCAGACCAAATCGGTACAAAGTACGGTGGACAAGCTGGTCTAGCAACTCCTGCTCCTAACACAGGACGTAGAATGGGTTCATTATCATCTTTTGCTGGTACATAGTCATTTGGTGCTACTGGTGGATTAATTGCTAACGTTACAACTAACACCAACAACGAAACAACTGACGTTCCAGTTGCGGCTGCCGGTGCATTAAACGTTAACTCAGATGGTTCTCAGTTCTACACAGGAACTTTTACTAACGAATCATTTTCACCAGCTCTATACAAGCAGTTAGTAACTACTGCGGAACAGCGTTTCAACGCAAAGATCCGTAGCGTTGTTGCTCCAACTAGCTTGAGAACTAGTATCAGTGATAACATTGCTCAATCAAGAGGAATTAACCGTGTTAATTCCGAAAGAGGCGATACTATTGCAACTTACGAAGGTGATTTTGACTACACTTACGAAATTTATGATTCTTGGATCATGGATGCCGCTGGTGCAGAAAACAAAATCTACTTCCTAAACGATGAAGTTATCCAGTGGGGTTCATTACGTGATCTTGGACCAAACAACGAAGTATTCTCAAACTCAGATGCTTCATTAGATCAGTTCATCATGGAAGGTACATTGATTGTACGTAACCCAGCAGGCGTAGGTGTTCTTAACGACATCGAGTCTGGCACAAGTGCTCCACTACCTGGACCACGTGTTGCCGCACTTGTACAAAGAACAAACGCAGGACCTGGAGACGTTACTCCTTAATCGTTATTCGATTAATTGTACATGGGAAAAGGGGTCTTCGGATCCCTTTTCTTTTGGTAAAGATAAACTGATGAAACAAATAGACTAAATACTTGTATGGAAAATTATAGCAACAACCCCGAGCATCTCAGTGATGAAGATCCGGAAAAAGACTTAGACTACATGCGTCAAGACAAAGGTGGAGTTGTTACTTCACACAATGGCGTAGGTGATAAATTGCTTAGTGGCAACAATGAACTTTATAATAGCATGAAAGGTGATTGGTCACGTAAAGCATTAAACAAAAGTGGTAACATAGAAGTTACTACCGGCCGAGAAGGCAACAACTTTTATATTAGGCGCGAACAGAAAAACATTGAAGCGATAAAGCAAGGTGTTCGCGAATACAGACAACTAGCAGAAGCAGGATTCCCTGATCCATTAGCACCAGTTATGCCTGATGGTAAACTTGGTTATAAATGGATGGAGCTACCAAAAGCTATTAGCTTTGACATTGCAGAAAAATACTTTGGCGGCATGCCTTGGGAAGCAATCAAACGTGATAAAACACTTAAAGCACAATTTTATCAAGTAGTACAAACAGAGTATCCAGCATTTATTTGTTACCCAGGTGGCAAATTACCTATTCCAGTTGATGTGCCGTATCCGACACGAGTTGGGCAAGAACGCTTCTTTAAAGGACATTAAAAAATATGTTTGTAATCCCCAACGCTAATACGTTATTAACGTACATTAAAGATTTTACTGGTAGTAGTGATGATAATGAAATAAAGCAATGCATTTTTATGGCAGAGCTGTCAATGCGTAACATTGAGTTACCTGTACTACGTAGTGATCCATATGATGCAGATTATATTGCAACTGCTGATGCACAAGGTAGAGTTCCTATTCCAGGTGATATGAACAAGCCAATATTATTCTTTCAACAAGGTGGTACAACTCCAAGTCCAACTGGTCCTTGGATTGTTTATGATCGTGTAGGGGACAGACGAATCATTGCTGAAACAATGATTGCACAATTTTATAAAAATACACCTAATGCACCAACAATTTACAGAGGAAACTTTAGTGAAGTTGGAACAAATTATGAATTTACACCTCCACTTGGAGCAGGCGCAGAAGTTAACTTGTATTACTACAGAGCTTGGCCATTATTGTTTGCTCCGTTATTAGATCAAACTATTAGTACTACAGGAACTGTATTCATTCCAGCTGGTCCATCAGTAAATCCTCAGTTAGTCGGAATGACACAAACAGCAGGTTTAGCACCAGGTGATCAAATAGTAGCAGGAAATGGTACAGGTGTACTTGGTGGCCCTGTAGCAACAGTAGTATCAATTGATAGTGCAACATCTTTAACTTACTCAGTTGTTGGTGGTGCGGCAGAAGTTGCTGGTACTGTTATAAATGTTTCTCTAACAGGAAAAGATGTACAGAATAATCAAGTATTATCATCATGGCCAGAAGGCTATGTGTATGCTACATTACGTGAATATTACTTAAAAAGACATAATGAGGTTGATGCCGCAGTATATGAAGGTAAGTTTAACCAAGCATGGAACGTAGTAGAAGACCAAAACAATTATGGTAAATGGAGTGGAGGCACTACGAAGTTAACAAGTGTTTGGCAACCACGCAAATACATGAACTTCAACAGATAAGGACAAAAATAAATGGCAGATAACACACTAACCGTATCATCAAC